TCTACATCTGGTAAATTTGTGGTCGAAACAGTTTTCTGACCCATAGTTGCAACCCACATCTCATATAAGTCGGATGCTGGTGATAAGAATACAATAGCATATTCTTTCTTCGGTTCTAGATAAACTGGAGATGAGAATCTAATAGTTGTTGGAACTGAAGCATCGTCAGAAATATTAATTTGACTTGGATTTAATGCCAGTTGTGTATAATCTTGAACAAGTAAATTAGTAGGTGTTCCTAACTCAACATGTCTTAATTCTACAAATACTTTTGCTTGTGGATCTTTAGATGCAAAGTATACATCAAACGAAGTAAGGAATGCACCAGTTTCATCTACAGTAAATGATTGTGCTAGTGGGTCTCTATGACCAGCATAGAAGAATTCTCTATCAGTTCTCTTTGTAGTATTGACACTTACAGTTACTTCATTTGCTCTCTGAGCAGGTGCGGGTGGATTTCTAACAGCAACATTAAAGTTTTGTTGTGTAATTACAGTTCCAGTCCCTGTAAACGTTCCAGAAGCGTCACTGGCAAGTGCAGTTGAACCAGGTAATGGAATCACACCTTCTGGTGCTGCAGTTACTCTGAAGGTCTTTGTGCCTGACCTGAAGACAACAGGTGGTTCTGGAGTTTGATTTGCATTTCTGAAGAAGAAAGCACCAATCAAATCTCCCCAGTTATCTGAGAATAAATCTATATTTGTAACTGTAGCAACTGCTCCACTTGTTTCTCCAACTATTTGTGCACCTTTTACAACATATCCAAAATACTCCTCTAAATTACCCAATGCAACTGTATCAACATTTAAAAGTTGAGAGGTTGCAGAATATGTTGAAGATGGAGCAGGTCTACTACGATCATATGGGTCAATACTATATTCCTCAACCACAACTGATGGTGAACCTAAACCAGCAGCAACATCTGGACGACCAATATCTCCAAACTTATGATTTGGTTTTTGAATTCTTATATAACCTATTCCTTCTCCATTTAATAATATTTTTGCATTTTCGTATATTGTAAATGAACCAGCAGACATGCTAATTTCAATAAGTTTAGGTATAATATCAGGTGTACCATTATCAAGATAATGATAATGTTTGGTCAATGGTTTTAGACCGTTTGCGTAGAACTGAACGTTTCTTGAACGCATGTATGGATCTGTCTTTCCCGTAATTTTAACATCTTCAAGATAATCATATTCGTCTGCACCACCTACTAATGTATTTGTAAAACTTGTCTCAGTGCGAGTAGTAGTTGTAAATGTTGTGTGTGTTCCAAAATAACCAGTTTCTTGTTGACCATTTGTTTCATCAAAGTGCACTACATCTGTATCAGTAGTTGAAGTTTGAGACGCAATATTTGAAGACTCAACCCATCTATTACCTGTAGACTCTGTTCTTTCATTATTAACGTATATTGTTCTTGCCCAATTATCTGATGGAGGATCAAGGAATACAACTCCCGCAAATACAATTACGTTGAATGGGTTAACATTTTCAACTTCCGTGGCATGTGGTTGATCTATCCAGTCAACTTCTGAATAATCAAGTGTTATTAAATCACCAGTTTTCTTACAATTAGTATCTAAAAGTTTTAAATTAGAATTAAGATCAGAAGTTGCTAAATCAATTGCAGGATCAAGTGCTAATTCTGCTCTCATAGACCAGAAATCAACTGCACTGATTAGTTCACGATGGAATACATCTACATCACATGTTGAACCCTGTTCTGGATCAAAATTAATAAATCTTCTATCTTTAAAGTTATTAACAGCAAATCCTGATTTAAATCGATCTAAACCATCTGCATCTCTAACTTGGAATGATTTTGTGTCTAATTCAAGTGCATTTAAGGTTGTTGAATTTTCAAGATTTACAATTCTCTTTTCAAGAGCACCAATATCTCTCATTGTAAATCTACGATTATCTTTTAATTTGATTGATGGTTGTCCATCTGTATCATACAAATATGGAGGTAAATCAATTTGTGCAATCTCCATAGAATCTCCAAATTCAGTTGGTGGAGATGGTTCTTCTGCAGACTCACCTTTAATTAGTTTTACTTCTTCAAATTGGTTTATAACAAGTTTGTCAATTCTAGGAAGATAAAAACTAAATCCAACAAGAGAACTCTCATTAGGAGTAATAACAAATGGGATTTCTGAAGTAAATGATCTATTAGAAAATGCAAAAGGAGATCCAGTTCCTACAGTAAAGTCACTAACTCTAGGTCTGAAGTCTAAAATATCACTTGCACGATTAAACCCTACAGCTGGGACATCCTTACTATATCTGTCAGATGTATAAGAATTAACTGAGAAAATATCACCACTTGCACCAGATTGAACTTCGTATTTATCAAAAATAACTAATAATTTTTTAGATGGGATTGCTGACTTTGAATTTCTAACTATTTTAGAATAATCACAATACTGAAGTTTATGACCTTTATCTAAGGTATAATTATTTGTTCTATCTACAAAATTACCAGTTGTGACACCTTGTAAAATAGATTCTATTATAGACTCTTCAAATTTAACTTGCTCACCAACTATGAATTTGTTTGCGTTTAAATATACAAAACTTACAGTATTTGATGTTCGACTTACAACTTGACCTATTGCACGACTTTCTTTTCCAACTACTTTCTCACCTACAATTACATTCGTATTAAGATTAAGACCACTAACAAAAGTTAATTTATCTAATACAGGTGCAGATGTATTTTTAGATTCATATACCGCAATGACGTTGACAACATCTGGTACATTAAGAGATATTTCTTCATCTTCAACTCTCAATCCATAATCATTTGATTGCGTTAAATTACTGTTTGCTGTTGAAATTCCTGTGCTTCGAGTTACCTCAAGTTGTTGACTTCTTGTAAATATCTTAGACTTACTTGTAATACCCATTTTTTTAAGGGTCACATTTACAGTTGCATTACCACTTGTCTTAGATAATCCATTAAAAACTATATCATTTCCACCATTTGTTATAGTTACTTGATCTGATGTCAATGGTTCTGTAGTACCATCGGTATAATGTATTGAATATTTTTCAGCATCGAATGGTTCAAAGAAAGCACTTGTAATACCGACTGTTGCTGCTAATCCAACTTGTGAAGAAACTGTAATAGTTCCTCCTCCTGTTCCTCCACTATCTGTTATTGCTGTATTAGGTAATTGACGAGAAATAATTATATTTGAATTTGATGTTTCAATAATTGATACATTTTTCTTAGGTAGTCTAGTAAATAATCCAGACTCTTGTACACCTGTAATCTTTGGAACTTTAATTCTGAATGTCGAATTTGTTGAAATACCTGCTGCTAGAATACCACCATTATTAACATCACTAACACTTTGACCAACTGCAACTAAAGTCAATGTTTGACCATTGGCAGATATATCACTTACACGGTTATAAACTGGGTTAGCATCAAGTGATTTACTATATGCAATAATCGTATCTGTTTTAATACCAACTTTTCCATTAAATCTACGATTTGCAACGGTTGCTGTGTTACTACCTGTGCCACCAACAACGGATAAATTATCAGTTATTGAAAAATAAGGTAAAACACGATCATAAAGAACAGTATCAGCACTAAAATTAGATGATAATGATGTAATTACCTTTGATTGATAAACAGATTTTATATCATCTGTTGTATATGTGTTAATTTTTAAAATTGAAACAGGGATATTTGATGTTTTTTCATTTACTATAATTTGCTCTCCATCTGCAAATGTTCCTGTTGTTTCTGTTAAAGATATTTCATTTGTATTTGGTAACTCTCTAACAAATCCAATCGCTCCACTTGTTAATCCTCTAACTCTAGAACCAGATTGAATTTGACTTGATGATGAAACTTTTAATATTGTAAATGTTTGAATGTCGTAGAGATGTAAATCAAATTCTGTTGAGTCTCCTGTATATGAAGCATTTGATGCTCCATAAGAATATACTCTTGCTTCACCTATTTTTATACCTCTAAACGCAGAATTAGTTGGAGAACCTGATTGTGCACCGTCTGTTATACCTCTTTGATTATAGAGACCAATAATATTATTATTTGTGCCACCAAGACTAATATAAGGTGATCCAAATGTATTATTAACTTTAAGATTATGTCCCATTCTAAATGGAACAGATGTTGCACCTATTGATTTTGTATCTCTTGGTTTTTCTACATCAATAACAGTTGTTCCTGGTAAATAAACATCAAATCCTCTTACGTAAGCCTTACCTGGTGATAATTTAACACACATCAAATCATCAGAGGGTGTATTCCCTTGATCTGTTAAAACATCAGATGTATATAAACCTCTTGAACTTACTTCATCATTTAATGAATTTTGAGTATTAACACGGAATGGTTCTACTGCGTAATTACCAGACTCATCAAAAGTTCTCTTTGCAAAATATTTTTTTATCTCTGAATATACTGATTTATCCTGTAATTTTTTAGTTTCTCCATTACTAACTCGGAATAATTCAACAAAGTTAGTATCATTAGAATCTTGTAGTGATTTTTTAGATAATTTTACTGATATTTTAAATCTATCAGCACCTGGTGCAGCAAAATTAGTAAATCCTTTTGCATTATCATACAAAGAATCATCATCAGTTGCACTAACTACTTCTTCAAGAACCTCAAATCCAATTCTATATGATGGTGTATTACTATAAGGATCAAGCACAATAAGTGATGTGGGAACATCTACAAATATTCCCCTCATAAAATATACACCTTTACTTACACCAAAAGCAGATCCTGTTGCAGAAGCATTTTCAGAAACACATGTTAAAATAGTTTCATCAGTATTTAATGTAGTATTTCCATATGTTAAAGGTTCTTCAAGCACTAGAACTTCATTGTTTGGAAAAGCAACACTTTCACCATCAGTTCCTGATTGATTATACTTAACAAATATTGTTATCTCATCAACACCCTCTTCTGGAGGTAAAACAAAATTCTTTATAGTTCCAACAATACCAGAACTTTGTCCTATAACTCTAGTTCCTTTACCATTATTATTAGATACTATCTCACTTAAATAAACTGAAACATCAATGCCAAGATGTGCTGCGTTTACTTTTACAGAAAAATAAGATGCATCATATTCCACACCACCTGGAATGACCATCGAACCTTCTTTAAAAATATGTTTGCCGAAAGATTCAATTTGATTTTGTAAAAGAGACTGTAATCCAGTTAATTCTCTTGCTTGAACTGGATGACCTGGTCGAAATAATATCTTGTAGAAATTTTTCGCCTTATCAAAATCATCGTAGTAAGGATTTATATTTAAATTTGTCTTTTGTGGCATTGTTAGAATTCGAGTATGATTTTAATGTCTTCCTTTTGACGAGAGTTTCTTACAATTTGAGGTCTATTATCCAAATAGACTATTTCTCCCGACCCTTTATTTATCTCAGACTCAGATAACCCTGCATTGAAATTAGTTCCTAAGTTAATTAATTTATTTCCAGTTGGATTAGTTGTAATGCCTGAGAAATTAATTGATATAGATCCAGAAAAACTTGAACTTTTTCCTTCAATATCATTTACTCCTATCGCTGACTCAAATTCATAAATCCTACCTGACGTAGAAATTCCTGTATAATCCGTATGATCATAAGATGTTTTGTTAAAATATAAAGATCTATCTCTAAAATATTTCAATACTTTCGTTTCTTTATCATAAGAAGCGATAAATCCAGTTGCAACCTTACCTGCATTTGGAGAAACAGTAAGAATTTGTTTTATTTCTTCACCTACTTGAGGAGTTCCACTTACAGTCGAGAATTTGAATGCCTGTAAAGATGAATATGTAGTATCAGTATAAACTATATCAGTTCCTACTTTTGTTGGGTTTTTTACAATTCCAACCTGTGCAAATTTTGTATCTATTGGAAAGTCCTTTGTTGAATCATCAAATCGTGCATAAATTATAACCTTATCTGTACCTAATTCAGAATAGATATCAGATCCATGTCCTGTACCAGGTGGTATGATTGGTATTAGTTTAGCTCTACCAGTTGCACTTACATTACTATTTAAAGTTCCTAAATCAACTATACCATAACTATATCCCTTTCCACCAGCACTAACTAAAACATTAGTAATCTTACCATTTACAACATCAATTCTTGCTTTAGCACCACTTCCATCACCTAAAATATCAACTTCTTGAGCCAATCCGTTTGCATACCCAGTTCCTGCATTTTCAATATAAACATGCTTAATTTGATTTAAGTTTACATCAGAATTACCATTCTCTCTTACTAATCTTATCTGAGAGTCAGTGCTTGTCGCCCAACTATTTGGAACGGTTATATACTCCGTGGAATCAAATTTAATAATATCACTGGGTGATACTGTGAATAAGTATTTCCATCTATATCCATCACCACTATTACCTGCCTTTGAAGGTTCTAAATCAGTAAAAGTAGGTTCGTCTTGAGAAATATTTCCTAATAAATTATCACCTGAAGAACCATTATCAATACAAACATATACTTTAAAATCAGAATTCAACACATAATAATTAGCATCATATAATCTGTTTGCTGCAGTTAATGGACTTGGGTTTGAAGCACTATAATCATCTCTATAAATTTCATATCTATTTCCCGCAGACCAATCAACTCTTCTTATTATTCTTCTGATATTTGCAGATGATACTTTTTTACCAAACATCATGGTATCACCAGAATGAGCACGGTAAGAAAAACTATCAGTGGGGGCAGGTGTACTATCGCTTGTATTCCAATCTGATGTTCTACCATATCCAGCAAGAGTTGGTGCTCCTGTAGGATTAGATAGTCCTATAAAAACATAGTAAGAATTATTTGTATTTTCGACTGATTCTACAAAATTATTTGCGTTCAGGATTCTAAACTGATCAGTAACTATTGCTGGCATCGAATCTTAACTTTTCTTTTTATTTATAAGGGGTTCCATAATCAAAGTCCAAATACTCTTATCGCCCCAGTTGATCTCAGTCCTCTTACAGAGGTACTTACATAATTTTTACGTTGAATAGTTGGGAAAGTAGAAAGACCTGCATCAACAGTCAATCCAGTAACACCAATAGATATAGGATTAGCAGAACGAACTAAGTTTTCACCATATAATCTTCCCCAGTTAATTTGACCTAGAGATGTTGTCATGCCTGACTGTCCAGTGGAATGGAAACCAATTTGATTAATTCCATTAATAGATGATGCACTATTTGTATGAACATCACATACAATTTCACCTGATGATGCTCCAGTATCACTAATTGATTTAACAATATAAACATTATCAACAAATGTTGTTCCAATACCAACAACTGACGCATTTACACCATTTATAGAAGTTAATCCATTTCCTACCTTAGTGCCTGTAACCAAGATTGGATATCCAACTTTAAGTAAATCTGCATCGACATTTGTTAATACTCCATTTGAGTCTCTTGTAACAGCATTAAAGAAGAACTTAAGTGCAGGACCACCTCCTGTTCTAGTTGTTTGTTGTATTCCAGTAATAATACCAGTGTAACCTTGAACATTTTGAATTGTATTAATCTTTTCAGTTTGGAAAGAAGGTAACTCTATAATTGCTAAAGGTGGATTGGTAAATGTATATCCTAATCCAATGTTAGTGATTGTTGTAGATGTAACAGCACCATTTGTTACCACCGCTGTCGCAGCAGCAGTTGTACCAACACCTACAGGTGGTGCAAATTTTATATCTACATTCCCTGAATATCCTGAACCAGCACTTGTAATTGTAATAGCACTAATCGTTCCTGCAGCAGACACAGTAGCTGTAACAGAAGCACCAACATTTATAGTACCAGATGAAATTAATGCGTCAACTTTATTATCACCAGACTGACTGTACCTATCTTTTTCAAAATGGAATGATGTTGCATCATCTACAAATATACCATCATTATTTTCAGTGCCTTTACCACTTGTAACTGATAAATCACCAATAATTTTAGCAGTTGGATATATTTGAGGTTCAAT